GAAGGATGAGGGAAGGAAGGAAGGGAAAAGAATACGAAACTTTAAAAGACTTACCTTGAGAGTAGTCTTCTTCAACTACTACATCACTTTCTTTACCTGTAACACTTGGTCCTTTACGAGCAGCACCATAGCCCTGTCCCGTTGGTCTTCCAAGTACCTTATCCAGATCTACTGGAGTAGGGATTTGTGCTATCGGTCCACCCATTTAACTTCTCCTTTTCTTTCCTTTTGTAGCCATTTTTGACATTTTCTTTTTACCATATTTTTTACGACCTATCCAAGCTGCTAGAGCTTTTGGATTTTTAACTCCCTCTTTCTTTAATTTAGAAGAAAGATTTTTAAATCTTTTACCCGTACCTAACTTAGGTTTTTTATCTTTTTTTCCGGGCTTCATAATTTGTTGCCTTGCGCTTGCTCGACTAACCATTTTTATATATGCCTTCTATAACTTGACCACCTCTTTTTTTTGGTTTAGTTACTAAAGACTTAAGATATTTTTTATAAACTCTTTTAATATCTCTATCAGTTGAGTTTGGATCTTTTAACTTATCTGTATAATCTTTTAAAGGTGTAGACATGTTAACTCTACTCGTAAGATCCTGCTACAACTTGACCACCACTCATACGATAGGTAATTTTACCACCGTGTTTTTTAAATCCCATTCTATTACGAACATTTTTAGGTAATTTTTTAAGACCTTTATTTTTTGGAGGTGGACTGTTTAATTTTTGATCTGAAGCTTGTTTAAGTATATTTGCAGCCTCTTTCATTCCTTGTTCATTTTGTTTTTTTACTCTACTAGGAAATTTAGGATCAATTCCTTTTGTTTTATCTGCTCCTAAAGAAGATGGTTTTTCAGACCCTCGCATACCTTTATTTTTACCTATAATAGTTTTATCACTAGTTCCTTTTTTATATTTATAAACTTTACCACCGCCCATTTTTTTAGACTGTTTTATTTTTTTAGGGACAGGATTCACACGAACACCTGTTTGTCCTTTACGATATGTTAAATCTTTAATTTCCTTATTTGTAAGATTATCAGGTGAACCATCAGGATTAACGAATTTTTTTTTCATCATAGAATAAGCATTGTGTACTTGACGTTCACTTAAAGTATGAGGTGCAGAACCAGCACCAGTTCCTTGTGAAAATATTTTGTTAAATCTTTTTACTTCATTTTTTGTTACAGAAGGATGATCAGCATTAAGATACAGCTTACCATCAGAATTTCTTGATCTTTTCATTGCTTTCATATCAGGAACAATACGTTTATTTCTCATTCTTCGTATTTCCTCAGTAGTACTTACTTTTCCCTTTCTACTTGGTATTTTTTCATCGCTCATTAACTTGCTCCCTGTGTAATTGTATCAGGACCACCAGCAGGAGATGCAGCTACAGCCATATCATCTTGTCGTGTCCTTCTAGCTTGGTTACGTAGTGTTGCTATGGCATTCTGATATTCCCCTTGCCATATGGGAAGTGTATTCCAATCTTTCATATACATTGTAGCTTCTACCATGCATCCTGCAAAGAGAGCTTCATAACAATATTCACTAAGATAATTACTTATAGTTACACTCGTACCTGTAGCAGATGCTAGAGGGAGTGGTGATGACTGTGTTTGTATTTCAACTGTAAGTGCTGAAACTGGAGTAGGGACTATTTTTATACTTGAGTTATTACGCCTTGTATAGTATCTAGGCGTTCCTGTAGATGCACTTACAGGCCAATAGTCGTTTACATAGGCTACTGTCCTTTGAAGAAGATTTGTTACTGTTGTTCCTGTGCTAACTTTATAGTTTACATTGCGAACAATTCTAGCTCTGTCGCTTAAAGACACAGTTCCTGCATTACCAGAAGACACAGATATTGTTGTGTACTCATTTAATCCAGCATCATCAAGATCTTTAATCATACGTAGCTCTGTCTTATAGATAATCGTAGACACCTGAGTAGCAAACTCAGTGGAATCATTCTCAGTCGTATTGATTAAGTCTGTCTTTAAGTAAGAGTAATTCGGCATACTAACCTACATATAAAGTAATTGTTGGAAGCATTGTTCCTGTACCTGAAGTGCTACAACAAACTACTCCATTTACACCTATGCCTAATTCTCCTATATACATATCATTAGAATCCGTAGCTCCAACTCTGTATCGTATAGCTGTGCCTTTAGCAGTCTTATTTGTAATCTGCCTTGCACCTGTAATTTCTATTTCACCTGCTAATGTAGAGTAAGTATGTACAGCTAAAATTCTTGTAGTGGTTGGACGGTTGTTACCTGTTCCATTATTACCTACAGTTGCATTACTATCTACATATCTAAACAGAGTTTTAACTTCACCATTAATACTTGTATTGGTAGCTGCTTTAATATTTGTACTCATATCATCTCCTTATAATAATGAGGAAGAGGCTTTGCACCTCTCCCCCATATATTAATTAACCTGCGCTACCGAAGTAACCACGCCAATCAGAAACACCAAAGCTATAACGCTCCCGTGCCTTGAACCGAAGATTACCAGTATCGAAGTCTGGCTCCATCTTGGTCTGAAGTGGGGTACGGTTAAACATCTTAGCACCGTTAGGTACGTCAGTCTTGACAAAGTAAGCGTCAGTATCTGTGAACCTACGGTTGATGTAATAACCATCAGGTAGCATACCAAGGTGACGAGTAGCATTGATTGCATTGTTATTAGGGTTAGCAGCAGCAGCACTCGTTTGAGTATTACCGGGGCTAGACAAAACACGGTCTGCAATCGCCCAAGAGTCAACTGGGATGTGTAGACTTCTAGCACTTGCACCAATTAAGATACCACGATCATCCGTAATCTTTTGGATGTTCGTTAGAATGGTTTCAAGTGTAGCCTCTGACAGGTCAGCAGCAGCAGCTAAGTTGCTCTGATTACCAGCAGAGATGGTTGGGTGTGCAGCAGAGAAGAAAGCAGCACCATCACCAATAGTATCTGAGAAACCATTGTTGAATAGGTTTGCAGCTTTAACCTGCTTAGTGTTAGCCATTGCACGGGCAAGACCTCTAGCACGAAGCTTGGCAAACGTATCATAAAGATTGTCTTCCATTGCTTCTTCTGTAATGGCAAATGCCAATGCTACAGTCTCAGCCGTATAACGGGCTACATAACTCTCTTGTGCGTCATCATAAGTAACGGCAGCACCTTCACCTTTAGTTGGCGCAGAGCCAAATCCAGTGAATAGCACTTCTTCTTCAAAAGCACGATCTGAGTTTTCAATTTCATAGAGAGGCTTATGCTCATCATTAACTTCTCCATACTCAACTCCAAACACAGCATTTAAGCCGGGAAGGAGTTCTTTACTAATACTAGCTCTATTTATAGCCATAATAAATCCTCCCTATTAAGCACTAGATGCTGTTGCCGTGACATAATTATCACGGTGAGTGTTAAGATATACTTCAACGATTGGGTATGCATCGCTATCACCTTCATCAGGTAGTTGCGCTCTACCAATAACCCGTGCAGCCTGTTCTGTTTCAGCACCAGATGCAGCTAGTAGGTAGTAACTGGATTGACCAGTTGTAGTGTTTCCTGAAGATGCTGTTGAACTGACGGTTACATTGTAGTTCTTTACAATGAGAGCTTCAGCAGCAGATAAGGTTAACGAACATTGAATGTGATAAGTTTGATCGGCATTAGTAATGACGAAAAACTTAATATCTGAGGCACTAGTTCCACCCGTCCAGTAACGTGAGAATTTTTGTTCTCCATTTTCAACATACTGACAGCCCATGAAAACCCCTGAAGGCTTAAGAGTTGCAGCAATGAATGGTGTGATAGTAGCTAGGTTTGCACCCGGAAGTACTACTGGATCACCAGTAAAAATGTTGTTAGTAGGTGTACCTGCAAGGCCAGTAGATGACCAAGCAATGATATCGGTTACGGCTTCATTATTGTAACCTCCACCTTTCATACGAGCAGGAGTAAAGCCACGAAATGCTTTAGTAGTAGACATGTGTTTCTCCTATGTTAAAAAAAAAGCTTAGTCTTGAAAAGACGGTTGCCTTCCTTTTGTTATTACTGATTTACTTGAATTTGTAATCGGCATACGAGAGTTATTTCCTTTCATGAGTTGTGCATTAACTGCATCCATCATTTGATTAGACTTATTCTCATAATGCTTCCTTCGAGCCATTACCTTTCCAGTTGGCAACTTTGCCAATGCTAAGTCTCCACGACAGACTGTTCCAGTATAACGACCCTCTTTCCTTACGAAGGATGTAATTGCAAGTTCAGGAACCTCATCAGGTGTTACAAATTCCCAACCCTGTTGTTGTTTCTTGCCAATATTAGTGATATCATCTTGGCCCTTTACAGATATGCGTAACCAACGTAATGACAGACCGTCATTGTTGAATCGTGCTTCTACCTCTTCAGGTATTTGGAGGGCATCTGGCTCCTCAAAGGTCCACTCTTCTTCTCTTGTCTTGGCTTCTCGACTTGTATTACTACGTACTTCATTTCGTGTTGTCATTCTTTATCTCCCACGTTACAATATATTTGTATAGCCATCTGAGTCATCAACTTTTAATTTCTCAGCAGCATATCTTTCAAGCGGTATATCCCATTTCTGTGCTAACCTAACGTCTTCTTTTGTTAGTTTAACTTTCTTAGAACTGGTTGGGGATGAACGTGAACCCCCTGATACTACTTGAGCAGGTTGTGACGTATTTTCCTGCACACGGTTTTGGCTTTCCTCAAACTTTTGCGGAAAAGCCGATTGAATCCTTTTATTAATTTCTTGATAGAAGTCTTGATCTGTTGGATCATACCCTTCTCCTTTTAGCTCTGCATCTATTGCTAGAGCAGCAGCAGTCATAACATTATCTTTACCAAACCAATCATTATCAGCAGCCCATTCCTCTGCTCTTGGATCAGTCCTTTGAGGTGCAGGTTGACGCTGTACCTGTTGTTGTGGTGCAACTTCTTCCTGTATCTCCTGATAATTATTCTGAGCAGCAGTTACATTCTTAAGATCTATCTGAGCATCATTAAGCATTTCCTGTGCTTTAAGAACTCTATCTTTATCACCTTCTTCAAAGGCTTCTGCGTAAACTGCTCTTGCTAGTTCTATTTTATCAGTTAGTTGTTTCTCAGAAGCATCTAAACTAGACTTTCCTAGTACATTTACTTCTTTATCTTTTGTTCTGAGGTTATTAGTTAATTCCTCATTTTTTTGGATGAGAGCTTGAATATGTTCATCACGTTCTTTACGTTCTCTAATAAGTTTCCTTATTCTTTTTTCTGCTCCCTGAGTTTTAATACCTTCTAGTTCAGGCTCTTCAGCTTTGACTTCTTCTTTAACAGGTTCTTCCTGTTCAATCTCTACCTTAGTTTCTTCTTTTTCCTGTGCTTCTATCTTAGGTTCAGTCTCAGGTTCTTCTTCAAATTCAATTTCAATTTTATCTTCTTGCTCTGCATTCTGAACACTGACTGTGTTCCAATCATCATCTTTCATTTTATTATCCTTCCGTTGTTTACGAAACAAACGATTTACGTATTGGTAATATTATATCATATAATTAACTATTTCCCAAATTAATTAGACCCTTTACTTAAATTAAATGTAGGATCAAGGTCTTTTGGGTCTTCTAGTCTCATGGTTATCTGGTCATCAAAGAGTAAAATAAAGCGTACACCCTTATAAAAAAGCTTAGTTCCTATTAGTTTTCCATAAGAAACATAGTCACCAACCTTACACCAAGCACCAGCAGGAAACTTTTCTTTATCAAGATAAGCTAGTTCTCCTAGTGCTACTACCCTACCTACAGTTGTTAGGTAAGACATATCATCTTTAGTAGAGTCAGGAATATAAATACCACCTTTTGTTACACTCTTAACTGAGACAGGACGTATTAATACATGATAGCCGGGAAGCTCTGGCAATACTTCTGGGTCTGCCACTTCTTCTATATCTGTAATCCATTTATCATTCTTTACTGATCCACCTAAGTGTTGTTCTCTCATTTTAGTCTTCATCTCCATATGTTCGTTTTTTAATAATTTCTGTTAAATTATTTCTAGCCCATTCCAGACTAGAGATAGATCCAACAATCTGACGGTAATGAGCATAGTCTTCTGCATTACCATTTCCTAAATTAAGTCTAAGGTTATTAATCTCTTGATTAAACTCCTTAATGACTTCATCCCAAATTTCCATTACTTTTGTTTGGTTCCTTTATCAGATGCCTTCCAAGAGAAGTCATCCCATTTGTTTAATGAACTGCGAATATTACGTCCACCAGTTACATCCTGTGCAAACGGATCACCAAAAGACTTGTCAGTATCTTTGACATGCTCTGGATATCCTTTACCTTTCTTCATCATTATCTTTCTCCTTTTTCCATAAGATCTTTTAAATTACGTTCCATTTCTCTGCCATCTTCGGCATTTTGTTTTTCTTCTTCAATAGCTAACTTACCAAGAACATCCATAGACTTAAGTTCTTTTTTAGATTCTCTGTCTAATGCAGCTTTCTCTTTCTTAAATTCAGTTGCTGAACCTGTTTTAAGCATATCTATGATCTGTTCATTCTCATCAAGTTCAAGTTGTTTATTCTTAAGTTCCATTTCAGCAGCTTGTACAACTGTATCAGACTGTAGCTTCTGCTTCTGTAGTTCTACCTTGGCTTGCTCAAGAGATACAAGTTGTTGTTCAGGTGACTGAGCCATGCCCATTGCCTGATTAGCATTCATAACTTGTTGTGCAGCTTGTGCCATGACCATCTCAACTACAGAAGGATTTTGCTGTTGTTCTGGTGGTAGTTGTCCAATAGCTTGTTGTGCTACACCATTCATTTGTTCTTGATACTTCATGACTGAGTGTTCTTGTATATTAGCTTCTAAGATTGGTCCTATACGTTTCATAATAGGATTAGCTCCATTCTGAGGATCTTGAAGATAAGCCATCTTAGTCTGTATATGAGCATCATGGTTCTGGCCCGGAAAGGCAGCAATAGGTATACCTTTAGTTGCAGCCATTATATCAGATACAGGATCCATTGGTTTAGGTTCAACCTTTGGTGGTAAGATATCTTCTAGATTAGGCATATTAGCTGCTTGTAGTATTGTCCTATTCAAAGCTTCTAAGTTAAACATACCGGGAGGTGACTGCTGTGCCATTTGTAATGCCATATTAGCCATCATCATGCGGTGTGCGTTAGAAGGTATGTTAGGATCAGATACTGGTATAATATCTATACGACCATCAAAGTCCTTCTTGAATATACTACGATCTTCAAATGGAACATCATAAGGATATTCTTCTGGTAGATAATCATGATCTATCTTAGCTAAGATTCTAAATTCATCTTTCTGAGATTTATGTACTCGTTTATGGATTGCACTAAAGAACTTACTACTGGCTTCTAGTAAAGCCATCGTAGTCCCAACGGGTCCATAGGAGGCAGCATCAGATACAACTTGCTCTGTGCTGTCCGCAAAACGCTGACCAGCAGCACTTACGAAATTCAACATCTGGAATAGAGTTGAGGAAGGCTCTTTGTAAGGCAGGGGAATAATAGCCTTAGAGAGATCCATTCCAGTTGCTTCAACCTCCTTGAACTCACCGGGAGAGATTGGATCGTTATCACCGACCATTCTCAACCCTTTAGCCTTGAAACCACCCGGTAAATTGGCGAACTGTCCTGCATCTATGAGGGATCTCATGGCAGCGGTTGCGCTCATGGTGAGGTTACCTAGGAAGTGAATCAAGCCTAATCCATAGAAACCAAACCCCGGCACGAAACGGTAGTGTACGAAGTGACTACGCTTTTCTTTATTCGGGTCTTCTTGTTCATAGTTTCTACGAATACTTAACACTTGCCTTGATTGCTCTATGACTGTAACAATATAGGGAAGTGATTCTCCTGTGTCTTCTATGTCTAGATAGCAATGCTGTTCTAGTAGAAGATACTGTGGGTCATTGTCAGAGGAAGGAGACATACCAATGATAGTATCCATCTTCTGAGTAAACCCTGTAACATTAATTTCATTTGGTTCTGGTAGTTCTACGTCATCATAGACACCAGCCCTGATGTCTTTCTCCATGTCGATAGGACTACGATAGATCAGATGTGTGTACCTATCAGCATTACGTAGGTCAGTTGCATAGTAAGATACATAGAACTGATCAATAGGTATAAACTCTGAGACAGGCCGTTTTAGTGTAGCACTGTAATAAACCTTTTTGAATGCAGAACCTATCAATGGTAGATGGAACAGCATTCTTTCAAACTCATCAAAGTATTCTGGCATCTGCTCAGTTACCTGATAGTTCATAAAGTTCTGTACTCTGTTAGCCTGTGCTTCTTTCTCAGGGGTAGACTTACCCATGATGTTTGCTTTGACGGGACCACTAGCAGGGAATAGTTCTGCCGAAGCTTTGGATTGAAACTTAACTGCTGACTCTATCAGGAGTGGGTGTACGGCTGTACATGCACCATCAAAGGGATCTGTTCCCGGCTCTAGCTTAAGACCTAGTAGATCAAAGC